CGGCCAGCGGACGGATAGCCATCCTCGCCGGGGGAGAATCCTTGGCCTTGCTTGTCCACCTCATGGCGGGCGAAGTAAGACACCATCCGCTTGACGGTATCGAGCGAAAGGTTGCGGCGGTTCTTGATGTCACGGGCGCGGGCAACGCCGATCTCGGTGCCGCCACGGTTGAACTTATCACGCCAATCGAGGCCGCGTGTGGCTTCTCGTGCCATTGCCTCGTTTGGTGAATATCCATCGGCCTTGCCTTCCCACTTGGAAATGCAGACGGCATAACGCTGATCTTCATCGGGAAAATCAGCCATTGCCTCCTCGTCGCTCATGCAACGGGAGATAAACTCGTCTTCGTTTTCGGTCGGGCCGGGGCTAGGCATGAGGGGAATATATCATTACTTGATTGAAATCACAACATGGCCTCAAGGGCGGCTTCGTCCACGATGTAACCAACAGCACAACGGCAGTTGATGACCTCATCGGCGGGGCCGGATGGATCGCCTGGAAAGGCTAGGTCAGAATCGCCCACGCGGAATGTATCGTCCATTCCGACAACCTGACCGTTTGCTTCTCGATGCGTATCTCTGGTGCGGTCATCCGCAGCGGCCAGCCACTCTCGGGACAATGGCAAGCCGGTCTGCTTTGCGGCCTCCTGGGAGCCGTAATTGGCAGCGCCGTGCGTCTCGGTGCGGGCGATCATCTCAGCCCTGTAGGACGAAATCTGCGGCACCAGATCGAGGATGTATGACGCAGTGCCGCGTTGGCCCAAGCCGTCTTCATAGCCTTTCCGAACTGCCCGGATGATTTGATCGCGTGTTGTTTCCGTCACCTCGGTGATGCGGCGGCGGATCGCCTCTTGCTCAATAAAGCGCAACGCTCTGCGCGTCATGATCTGAGCGAAGCTTTCCTTGGTCTCCAGCTTTAAGCCTCGCGCCTTGGCTTGCTCTATGATGCGAGAGCCGAACGTGGTGATCGAGGCGATTGCCATCTGGCGATAGGTCGCCTCAATGCGATCACGGAAGTCGCGCGGCAAGGTGACATTGCCAGTCTGCTCCCAATGCTCGACCATCTCACGCATGGCGGTTGCGATCTCACGCTGAAGACGGCCACGGAATTGGACGGTCAGCCTATCGAGCAATGCGCCTTGACGGCGCACCTCGCGGCGCGTGTTCGAATCAACCAGCCTTCGAGCCATAGGCCAGTGCTTTCACAAGATCGGGGCTGAGTGGTTCCGGTGCCGGTTCGGTTGCCATGCTCAAGGGGATTTCGGCGGAAGAAACAAACAAGGTGTCACCGCCCTCAATCGGACCATAGCCCTTCAAGGCGCGGCGTTCGTTTATGGTGAGGTCTTGTGACTGATCAGCCATCTGCCACATCGAAAGTCGCTTCTCGGCAATGGCCGGGATGCTGTCGATGTCAGGCTTGATCTCGACACCGTAGATTGAGCCGAGCCAGTTGTTCCAGTCGTTCACGATCATCTGGAGCAGCGGGAGCGCCGTGTCTTCCCAGAACGCCAGACGGGCCTCGGCATAGTTGGAATAGGTGTTATCGCCGGGAATGCCAAGAAGCTGCGGCGGCACGCCGAAGGCTAGGGCAACGTCACGCGCCGAGGAGAACTTGACTTCGATGATGCCCATATCGGTCGGGCTTAATCCCATCTGCTGCCAGTCAAGGCCACCTTCGAGGAGCATCGGGCGACCGGCGTTCGAGGAGCCGGAATATTGCTCTTCGATCTGCGCCTTGAGGCGGTTGAAGTTCTCGTCTGATAGTGTGCCGGAATCCTTGACGGTCAATGCACCAGAAGGACGCGCCGAGTTCTGGAGCAAGGCTTGCATCCAGTTCATGGCTTCGTTGTTCTGGTCGATGGCGTAAGAACCCGCCTCGATTGGACTCATGCCGTACCAATCGTTGAGCGGGTTGAACAGCTTCAAGTGCCGCACATCGCATTCGAGCGTGCGGGGGTCCATCTCCCACCGCACCTTGTTCTGGCCTAGCGTGTATTCATAGGCAGACGGGATGCCATTGGATGACGGAACAATTTTCATGCGGTCGGGGCGAAGCTGGTAAAGCTCCTTGACCTCGCGGCCCACCATGAACCGCTCTTCGTAGCCGTTGCCCGCGATCATCAGGAACGACACCTTAGCGCGAACGTAATCGGAATAGGACTGAAGCGGATTCGGGCGTTCGAGTAGTGTAATGAGCGGGTGATCAACCAGTTCCGTCTCACCACGGTATACGCCAAGATTGACGGATGCGATGGCATCTGCGATCCGGTTGATGGCCTGATATGCCACCACGTTCTTGCCATAGGCTTCCTTGGCGAAGCTCTCGTAATTGCGTGGCGACCACACGGCTTGGCCGGGATTGATCACCATCAGCTTGGCGGCAGCGGATTCCTTGCGCTCTTGCGGGCGGCGGAAACGATCAAAAAGTCCCATTTAGAACCTCACAAGGCGCGAACCGCAGGAGCAGACTGCGGCGCGGTCATATCGGAAATTGCACTCATTGCGGCGTCTATCATATCATCATGCGTGCCGTTGGGAAAGACCGAGGCCTCGGACATGAAATCGGCCAGGTGATCAATGTTATCCATGATGTAGACATTGCCGGATTGAACGTAGGGCGCGGCATCGAAGGCGCGGGTGATCTTGTCCACGTTTCGCTGGATCGGAATGATCGGAATGCCTTCGCGTTTCAGCTTCTGAATCAAGCCGGTGCCGCTCACCTTGTCTTCGACCTTGAAGGCTCGAAGCGGCCCCGCGTGCGGAATGGAAAGATGCTTTTTCCAGAATGCCCTAGCCATCGTTTCCAATTCTGGAGCCTCCCACTTGCCGCGTGCCATATCGAGCAGCACGATCTGTCCGGTTTGCGTTTGGCCCCAGCATTGGAAGACGGAATAGTCATTCTGCTCCTTTGTCTTTTGCGCGGTGTCGGCATAGATCGCCCGCCACTTGAGCGGTGGCATAGCCTCATAGAACCGCCACCACTCGTCTTTGAAGATGCCGCCTCCAAGCGGAGCGGGGCGTTGCATGTATTGGCCAGCGAAGACGTATGGGCTGGATTGCTCTAGGCGGTCGAGCATCTCGGGCGGAAATTGTTCTGGCCAGAACGATGATCCATCAAGATCACGGGCAGGGATGACAAGGCTATCCCATTTCTCACCAGAACCGCCACCTATAAGCCAGCCGGAAAGATCATCCTCGTGGAGCCGCTGCATGATCACGATGATCGGCGTGTCGGGCTTGTTGAGGCGCGACTGTATTGTGGTCTGATACCAATCGATCACGTTCTGGCGCATGATGGGCGAGGTTGCCTCACCTGCCTTGTGCGGATCGTCGATGATGATGGCACCGCCGAAGCCGTCTCGCATCTTGCCAGCGCCATAGCCGGTGATGGTTCCTTCTGCGCCGGTTGCGTAGACGATACCGCCGTGTGATGTGCGGAACTCATCCTTGGCCTTGCTATCGTCTTGAAGCGACACCCACGGGAATATTGATCGATAGGTCTCGTGCTGCATCATGGCGCGGATGTCGTATGCGTTGGATGTGGCGAGGCGCTTGGAATAACTGGCGTGGATGAATTCGGCATCAGGCACGAGGCCGATGGTCCAGGCGATGAAGGCCTTGACGGCGATCTCGGTCTTGCCGGATCGAGGCGGAACGTTGATGATGAGCCGCTTGATGCGGTGAGCGAAGACTTGTTCGAGGCTGCGGCAGATCGCCCGCTGGTGCTGGTTCGGCAGCATGTCTTGGTTGGTGCGGGCGCGGTAGATCGTGCGGGCGAACTTGTAGAGCCGTTGATGGTTCGCGGCTCGATGCTCACTCGGCGTCATCGTAAATCTTGTTGAGCGCAGCAAGGACGGCGGCGGCGACTGGCTCCGGCTTCAGCGATCCATCCTCGTTGGAGATGTCCACGGTTTCGCGCCAGCGTGCGCGCGTCTTGAGCCAGAAGATCATGGCGGTGGTGTCGCCAGCCTTGGCCTTGTTGAAGAGCGCACCGCCGATGGTTGCGTTGGCCTTGTCGCGGGCTTGCTTCAATTCGGCGGAATAATACTTGTAGAGCGTCTCTTTGTGGATGCCGAGGATTTCGGCAATGCTCTCGTGCGTGGTGCCGACCGTTGCGTGAAGCGAGACAAGCTGGCGCTGCGCGTCTGTCGGTGCATGAGGCTTGCGGCCTAGCTTGCCTTTGGGTTCGTCGGTCATGTCGAGGCCTCAAGTTCCTTGCGTTTTTCGGCTATGGCGACGTCATATGATGCGGCGCTGTCCTTCTTCCAATCGTATCGGTTGGAAGCGACATCCTCGAATGTCTGGCCGGTGGATTCGAGCGTTGCCTTGTTGCCGGTGAATTCCTGCCAGCGCTTGACGGCGACATCGCAATACTTGGGGTCCAACTCCATCAGGCGGGCCTGCCGGTTTGTTTTTTCGCACCCGATCAGCGTGCTGCCGCTGCCGCCAAACAGGTCAAGGACAACAGCGCCACGACGTGTGGTCTTGTCTAGGGCTTCTTCGGATAGTGCGACCGGCTTTTGTGTTGGGTGGACGTAGGTGGAAGCTCCATCTTTGTTGATCGTCCACACAGACCCGATGCGCTTTCCACAAAGCTCGGCTCCACGGTGCCACACAAGGGCGACCTCGTAGTCGCTGCTGAATGTGCGCTTCAGGTCGCCAATGCCACCCCCGGGTTTGTGCCAAATGACGATATTGGTTGGGTATCCGAACCCGCTGAACATCTCAATCCACTTTGTCTGGACTTTCCAGCTCGTCCAGACAAACACCCAGCCCGTGGAAAACATTTCAACAATCGGCGTAATGTCCAGGAACTGGTCGTCGTTCGCCAGCACGTCGAACTTCTGCGACTTGGTGCGCATGTTGGACTGGTATTCAACGCCATAAGGCGGATCGGTGAACACCATGTCAGCCTTACCGCCAGCCATCAGCTTGTCCACCGCATCCACGCTAGTGCTATCACCGCACATAAGCCGGTGCTTGCCCATCAACCACACATCACCCAGCACCGTCACCGGATTGGCTGGCGTTTCCGGCACCGCATCCGGGTCGGTCAGGCCCTCGGTCTTCTCCGCGAGGAAGTTCTCAAGTTCGCCTGGATCGAAGCCGGTGAGGGCCAGATCGAAGTCGAGCGACTGAAGATCACCCAGTTCGACTTTCAGCAGATCAATGTCCCATCCGGCGTCGAGCGCCATCCGGTTGTCGGCGATGACATAGGCGCGCTTCTGGGCCTCGGTCAGGTGCGCCGCCTCAACACACGGCACTTCCTTCAGTCCCAGCTTGTTCGCTGCCAGGACGCGCCCGTGGCCCGCCACGATGCCGTT